ATCATATATATTAAATGTTTGGTAAATACTTTTAACAATAATATAAATTTTAATAAAACTTAAAGAAATAATTTTGCACAATACTCTCTTTTTATTAAATACAGCCAAATCAGAACTTGAATTTGCTAAATTTTCAGCATTCAATATTTTTTTTAAGTCTTTTAAATCAAAAAAATACAAAATCTTATTTTTGTAGTTTGTTTTAGAATTTGGATCTTCATTATTAGTATTATCAGCAATATTAATATCGAAAGGAATAGTGACTTTATTTAAATATTTCTCAAAAATGTCATTTGTTAATATAAATAAATCTTCACATTCATCACAATTACTTCTTGGATTGATAGTCTTAGTTGTTTTATAGTCTTCAAAATCCGAAACTGAATTCAACAGTAAATTAGAATTATTCAAAAAGAATGTGAATTTCTTATTTACAAAAGTGTTGAGTTCTTCGTGTGTCTTGTTTGAACCAAATATTAAATTTGTTAGAAAATTATCTGTTAAGAAATTCATAATATATACTAATATATTATAATATTATAATAGTATATATATTAAAATATATAATTGAAACAAATAAGTTTAAAAGTAAATTATTAAATAATTGAGAGAATAAATGTCACAACAATTACATAATGATACTAATATAAATAAACAGCAAAAATCAAGCAAACAAGAAACAAGGAAAAATAAATTAAAGGAAAATTCAAATAAAAAACTATGGACTATTTTTGATGAAGAATATAAAGAAAAGCCTGACTTTGAATGTGTTTATACAAAAGAAAAAGACATGCTTACATGTGATAATATTTGCGCAAATTGTGACAATTCGCTATTTATTGGTGAAGATGGATTTCTAACATGCTCTAACGTTTGTTGCGGTCTTATTTTTAAAGATAATTTAGATCAAACTGCTGAGTGGAGATTTTACGGGGCAGACGATAATAGTCATTCAGACCCAACTCGCTGTGGAATGCCGATCAATCCTTTACTCCAAGAGTCTTCGTATAGTTGTAAAGTGTTGTGCCCTGGTAAATCAAGTTATGAAATGCATAAAATTCGCAGATATACTGATTGGCAAGCTATGCCATATAAAGAAAAGTCGCGCTATGATGAATTTCAATTAATTTCAAATATATCTCAAAATTCGGGTATTCCAAAAATTATTATAGATGAGGCTATGCGCCTTCATAAAAAAATATCGGAAACAAAGACGTATCGTGGTCTTAATCGTGATGGGATTATTGCGGCATCAATTTATATTTCTTGTAGAATTAATAATTATCCACGAACAGCTAAAGAAATAGCTGACATATTTAATTTAGACAATGCGAGTGCAACAAAAGGATGTAAAAACGCTCTTACAATTATTAATGAAATAGAGCACAATAGTACTCTAAATGATGACATTACTTCGTTAAGTCAAACGACACCCTCATCGTTTATTGAGAGATTTTGTAGCAAATTAAATATTAACAATGAGCTTACAAATTTATGTAAGTTTGTTGCTTTTAAAATAGAGCAATTAAAATTAATACCTGAAAATACGCCTCATTCTATTGCTGGAGGCATAATTTATTTTATATCTCAAGTTTGTAATCTAAATATTACGAAAGCATCAATTAATAATGTTAGCAAGATTAGCGAAGTTACTATTAATAAATGTTACAAAAAACTCGAAGGTTACAAATCTATTCTTATTCCTGAAACTATACTAAAAAAATATAATTAATTATAAGTATGTATTAATTATAAGTATGTATTAATTATAAGTATGTATTAATTATAAGTATATATTAATTATAAGTATATATTAATTATAAGTATATATTAATTATATTTAAATATAATTATATAACTATATATTAATGGAATCAATGATTCCAAAGCTTATTTTCATTATTCCTTATAGAAATCGTGAAAGGGAAAAGACGCATTTTTCTATTTATATGAAATATATAATGGAAGATTATAATATAAACGATTATGAAATCTATTATAGTCATCAAACAGACACGAGACCTTTTAATAGGGGAGCTACAAAAAATATCGGATTTCTTGCTATGAAAAATAAATATCCAAATGATTATAAAAATATTACATTTGTTTTTAACGATATTGATACGATTCCAGCAGCAAAAAATACGTTCAACTATATTACTTCACAAGGCACTGTCAAGCATTTTTATGGATTTATCTTTGCTTTAGGTGGTATTTTTTCCATTACAGGTGAAGATTTTGAAAAATGTAATGGGTTTCCTAATAATTGGGGGTGGGGATTAGAAGATAACGCAATGTACGATAGAGTCTTGCTAAATGAACTACGTGTAGACAGAACGCAGTTTTTCCCTTTAAATTCTAAAGAGATTATTCATCTTCATGATACTCCAATAAGATTAATAAATAATAAGGAACCTAATAATTATATACAAAAAAATTTTAGAGATAATTTAAGTAATATTTATGAATTAGATTATAGTATTGATAAGAATTCAGTTTCAGATACACAAGATGATACAAGGAACAAAGTAAGCTCACTGATCCAAAATGAATATATTATTAACATACATAATTTTAGAACATTAGTAAATCCAGCCAACGAAATTTTTTATAATCAAAATACATTTTATAATACACAACTTAGACCAAATGTATACGAAACCAGTGTTAATCGTAACAGGTGGAAATTAAGATTTTAATTATAGATTTTATTTTATTCTAACAATAAAATAAAATAAAATAAAATAAAATAAAATAAAATAAAATAAAATAAAATAAAATAAAATAAAATAAAATAAAACAAAATATTCGAGAGATAAATCAGCATCTTATTCCACAGTCACAACCTTAGCCAAATTCTTCGGTTTGTCCGGATTTATACCTTTTGCTATAGAAATTTCATAAGCCAATTTTTGTAATAATATTGTAAATAATATTTCATTATAATAATCCAATTTATTTATTACTATACAATTACTTTCAGCTACTTGTAATTCATTTATAACATTTTGAGAATTTGTTATTATAAATAGGTTAGTTTCTCGTCCGATTATTTCATAATATGTAGATTTCAAATTACTATAATTAGTAATATCATTACTATCAATTAATAATAATGTTAAATTAGTGTTGTCTAATAAAGCAAATGGTCCATGCTTTAGAGAACCTGCTGAAAATCCCTCGCAATGAATATAACACACCTCTTTTATTTTCAACGCACTTTCACACGCTACTGGATATAGCTTGTGCTTACCTAATATAAATATACTGCTGTAATTTTTAAGTATTATATTAGTTCTCAAAGCGAGTAACTTGTTATTAATTGAATTAGAAAATAGCATTTGCTTTAGTGAGTGTGAGAGAAATCTAAGACTGTTTATTTTCATATTATTATTATGATGATTATTAACAAACCACATACTTACTAAACTTAACACCACTAACATACTTGTAAAAGACTTCGTGGAAGCGACACTTATTTCTAATCCCGCATTCAAGTATACACCACTATCAACCTCTCGTGCTAACAGCGAGTCAACCTTATTAATTATTCCCATTGTCAAACATCGCTTATTTTTACAAATTTTCAAGCTATTATACACGTCTATTGTTTCTCCCGATTGAGACAAAAAAATACACATTAGCGTTGAATAATTTTTTATATTCGGTAAACAATTTTCGGTAAACTCACACGCATTTATGCATTTTACAGTTACAAACTTATTTAACTCATTTAAATAAATCTCTCCCGCTAGCGCAGCGTTATAACTTGTTCCGCAACCAATTAAATATATATATTCAATATATGATGTTATATTAAGTATTTGGTCAAGACCCCCCAATTTTATAGTATTACCATTAATACGACCACCATAATTATATGCTTTTTGTATTGATTCGTCTTGTTCCATTATTTCTTTCAACATCCAATGCTTATATTGCTTTTTACTCATCAATATATTTTCATAATCTACGTTTTCTATATTATATTTAATATAAGAATCAGTAATCAGTGCTTGTCCCTCACAATTTTTAGTTTCTAAAAATGTATAATTATTATTGCTTATTTTTACTACACTATTGTCGTTTAATGCTATATAATCTTGCGCAAGCCCATTAAAGCCATTTATTTCAGAAGAGCATAATATATAATTTGTATTGCTTGCTAATAATAATGGAGAGCCACGTCGCGACACATAAAATGTATCAATCGCCTTAGTATAAATAATTACTAATCCCCACGTCCCTTCTAACATATCAAGAGCTTGTGTGAGACCGTCTTCGAAACATTTATTATTATTAATATAATATTCTATCAAATTAGCTATTACCTCGCTATCGGTTTCACTATAAAAAGTATAATTTTTCGAAATTAGAAATTCCTTAATACTTAAAAAATTATTAATTATGCCATTATGTACTAATATAATTTCTCCATTATTAGAAATATGAGGATGTGCATTAGCGTCTGTTTTTCCCCCGTGTGTTGCCCATCGCGTATGTCCGACTGCAAATTTTGAATGGATGCTTGTCTTTAAATCGTTTTTGTTTATATTAAACCTATTTTTCAAGAGAGTTAAACAATCATCTTTTGCTGTTGATGCTTTTTTAATTATGTCATAATTTGCAGTATTTTGATTATAATAGCATATACCCATTGAGTCATAACCTCTATTTTGTATTAATTCAAGGCTATTAAAAATATGCTTTAGAGCATTATTATTTGTTTTTGAATATATGAACGTTATTCCGCACATATTTATTATTTATTCTTTATTAATAATGTTTAAACAATTAATTTTAATATAATATTTTTAAGAATATAATATTTTTAAGAATATAATATTTTTAAGAATATAATATTTTTAAGAATATAATATTTTACAAGATATTATGCAACACTTGCGAGAGATTGTGTATATGGATTATTTTTGAAGGCACTTAATAATGACTCGTCCAATCGTGCATTATTATAATTTAGATCATAGCTTTGCATTCCATTTAGCTCTCCGATAAATTGTGTAGAAGGTAATATTTTTGGCCCCCCATTAGTTATTAACTGCCTATTTTGCTGAAATATGCTATCATTTCGCGAGGTGGTAGCATTATTATAATTATTAAATAGTGACATACCTCCTTGATTTGATCGTGACTCATAAGTCTTATTAACATTATTTTGTTGAGCATAAGCGTTGTTATAAAGTCGCTGCCCTTGGTTATTTGCTCCACCTGTTCCAATATACTCCTTATTTGTAGTTGTTCTTTGGTTGTCATAATTTTGATGACCGCTGACTTTATATCCATCACCTCTATAGTTTTGCCCTTGTACATTTACATAATTTAGATCTATTTTTTCTGTTGTCATCTCTCTATTTGTTATTTTTGTCTTATCATCAGAATTAAATATATGTCCTACTGGATTTAATCCATTTACATTACCTGTTTCGCGTAAATTTCCAATAACATTTTCTTTCCTTGTTGGTCTGAAAATATCTAATATAGGTGTAATAACTGCTCTTGCCATTCCATATACGCCTCCAAATTCTTGACTATTTTGCTGCGTTGTTCGATTATTTTGTGAAATGTTATAACTCATTGAACCATAATCGGACGGGCTTGCATAGTTTGTTCCTGTAGCGCTTGTATTAGTTAAAGGTAGTGCAGCTAAATTTTGACGCCTAGACTCTTCATAATCTGGATTTGTATAAGTTGCTTGTCCATTTTGCGCATTTGAACTAGAACCATAATATTCACGTGTAGTGTCAATCCTATTTTCCATTGGTATTACGTGTGTGCTTCTAATCGGCGGTGCTTGTTCAACCCCTGTAGTAGTAAACCAACGAGTTGGTCCCGATTCGAACGATTTGTCAGGCAAATGTTTTTCAACAACACCTATTTTATTGTTTGGACCTTGTAATTTAATAGGATATATTGCTGGTCCTTGATGACCATTTAAATCAAAAGTCGTTTTGGGTTTATTTTCTGTGCGCAAATCATCGACTTTTTTAGGCATCCAGCTTTCACGAGCCATCATTCCTGAATTAAATCCGTGACCGCCTTCAACACCGCCTGTATTAAATCCTTGCGCATTTTGAGAACCATAGCCTAAATTAAGACCAGGACCAACTCTTTGCGGTTCCCACAAAGTTACATTTGACATTTTCATTGATTCGTTCATTCGAGATTGAAAAAAATCACTATTATTGGGGGTTCCAGTAGTATGATGCGAATTTTCATCAGGCCTAAACAATGGCGCAATTTCAGCTTTAGAAAAATTCTGGCTGCCGCTTCCTTGTTTGGAGTCTAAAATGGTTTCTGTGATATTTGTATCAAAAGTTGGGCCTCTAATTTTAGCACCAAAATATGGCTGCATGTTATTATGATTAAATTCTTGTTTAGTCATTTGATTTCCTGACATTAAATTAATATTGTTATATGCGTCAGTATTATATGTTGACTCCGAAGACTGTGAATTATTGGTATTAGTATTAGTACTATAATTATTATAATTAGCAAACCCTTCTGAATCGCGTGTTTTAATCTTTGTTGTAATACCTGTACTAGTTATTCCTGTTATTGGGTTAGAATTATTAGCGTTGGTTAAAAATAAATCACGTGTGTTTTGTATTTCTTGTTGTGCTGAATTTTTAACTTTATCTTTTTTCTCTTGCTCTGATAATATAAATATACTTCCAAGAACAATTATAGGTATAGCAAGTGCCGCCATATTATTTAATATTATATAATATTAAATAATATATTATATTATTAGTTTAAACAAGTTTCTAAATAATAAAATTAAATTGTAATAAATTGTAATAAATTGTAATAAATTGTAATTTTTATTCATTTGTTATTTTATTCATTTGTTATTCTTTTTTCTTTATCAAAATTATTATTTAAGGCATAATAATCTTTTTGTAAAATTCTTGAATTTATGTTGTTATGAAAAGGAATACAAATATTTTCTTGCGGATTTAAATGTAAATACTTAAAATTATTTGGAACATAGTGTTCATTATTTTGTTTGTTGAAATTATTAATCTCTCTATATACCCACGCGGGATGTGTGGAGCGAGTTTGTCCTGTTATTTCATTAGTATTAGTATTTTTGTTATTTTGATAATAAATATTATTATTATTCAAATAATCAACATAATTATTTTCTTTAATTGTATCACGATTTAATTTTCTATGTAATACAAACAATTCGCTCTCTAAATCTGTTTTATTTGTGGACAAATTTCCTCCCCATTTTTGTAATTTTATATACGGGTCATTAAAATATGACAAGTCTGGTCCATTACCTGGAACATTAATATTATAGTTACCTATACTTGTAGACTCTTCTAAATACTTTTGAATTCTACACGGGTCATCATAAAATCTTGTAAATGCCATATTTATATTATATTATATAAATTATATTATATAAATTATATTATATAAATTATATTATTTTAATTTTATAAACTTGGAATGTATTCCAATGTATTATTATCATAAACAGTTACTCTAAATATATCCGAATATCCTTCAACATATACAGTATCGCCGCTATATACATTATCACATCCTTGACAAGAAGTGCAACTCTTATTTTTAAAACGTACAGGTAATTTTATCATACCGTTTTTATCATTCATTGTGTAGAAATTCCATTTATCTCTATTTGTAATTAATGGTCTCCCCATTAATGGTAGTATTGTTTCTGACCCATTTACGCGAGTCAATATTCCTATTTGTCTATATGCGGTATTTATTGACTGTGTTGGAATATTTATAGGTGTTTTTGGACCGTTATAATTAGAATTATTATAAATTCTATCGTCTCGTAACGGTGCGCTATATGGGTTCAATAATATGTCATTTTCTTTATTACTATATCCATTTCCTAAAATAGGTACTATGTCTGACCCTGAATAATAAGAAGCGGAGCTATAACTTGAATTAATGTTGCTATATAAATTTTTGGTATATTTAATATACATAAAATATAATATTACAAGTAGTAAAAAAACAAAGAACAACAATGTATAATTTTCTATACATAATATTCCTGGAGGACACTTTCTAACCATACAATATTATAATAAATATATATTATAATATATATTATAATATATTATATTATAATATAATCCGCTAATTGTATCCGCTAATTGTATCCGCTAATTGTATACGTGAATTTTATATGCCTTCGCTTAGTGCTCCACCGAGAGTTGAAGTGTCAAGATTTAAATTATTGCCACTACGTTGTGGTGCATTATTAGTATTATTTTTGGCTTCTATAGTAAGCTTTCTTTCTGCTAACTTTCCTAATATATAACTTTCACATGGTGTAGCTTTGGGGGTTTTTTCTTCTGCATTATCAGCCTCATTTTCTAACTCTGATTCCTTAGCTTTTGATTTCCTGTCAATTTTCTCATCTAAAGTTTCTCCGCTATTTGATAGGTTTTCCTTAATATTAATATTCATATTAAAATTCTTAGCAATTATATTTGCAAATAATAAATAAACATAACCGATAAAATAACTGAACTTCTTAAATTTCATATAAGAAAGCAATATTATTGAAAAATATATGAAAATTATTGTGTAATTATTATTAGTTAGATTGACATATAAGCTGTAATACGAAGCTATAATTACAATGTAAAAAGCTATTGTATATAGTATATAATCATAAGTATGTAATTTATTATTAATAATAAATATAAGTTTATCCAACATAAACATAAGTTTATCCAACATAAACATAAGTTTATCCAACATTACTATTACTATTATTACTATTATTATTACTATTTATTATATAAATAGTAATAATCATATAAATTTGTTGTATATATCTTGTTTTTAAATAGTTTAACTATATAATTTATTCGGCGCCCTTTATTTCAGATAAATTTTTTGTAGCACTATTAAACATTCCTGTTAACTTATTTAAATCTAAACCGCCTAAAGAAGCCATAGCATCATTTAAAGCTGGCGTCATTGTTTTTAATTGCTTAATTAATTCGTTTTGTTGCTTAATAAGGTCTTTTGTGTCTGATGAAATTGATTTAACATTTTCTGTTCCCATAACTTTTTCTAAATTGTCATATGCTTGTTCCATTTCTGAAGCTTTACCTAATTGTTTTTCCATATTCTGCTTACTTGGTGTGTTATATAAAGCAGGGTTTAATTTTTGATTGCCAAATTTATCCCCTCTTTTCGTATCTTCACTTTTTTTCATATCTTCAGATGGTTTTTTCTTCTTTTTGGTATCTGAATCTTTCTTTGTTGTTTCTTCTGTTTCGTCTTCTTCTGTTTCTTCCTTTTCTGTATCGTCTTTATATCCTTCTTTCACTTTTTCTTTTTCATTTTCATTTTTAAGACCTTCTTTAAATCCAAAAATATCTTTAAAAATAGAAGCAAATGTAGTTACTATAAAAGACATTCCTAAAACAACTGTCATATTTTTTGTAAAAGTATATACAAGACCAGCTGTTAAGAAAAATAATAGTACTGCAGTGAAATGTGAACTAGTTATATGTATATACAATGAAAAAAATGCTAATGCTGATACTATAAATAGCGTTATTTTATTATTGATTATTTTATTATTGAGAAAATTATCATTAAACACTTTTCTCTCAATAACTTTTTTCAACATAGATTTTGAATTTCTATATTTCATGTTTTATATAATATTATATAAGAATATAATTATTCTTTTATTATTTATATAATTTCTCTAAATCTCTAAATAATAGTGCGTAGCATTGTTATTTCATTTTGTAATTCTGTAATTTTATCTAAAATTTCCTGAATATGTGTTTTACATTGCTTATTCTTTTCTAAAGTATTTAAATAATCCAAAACTTTTAATAATGCTTCAATTTGTCTCTCTTTATCTTGTATCTTATATTGTAAATATAACTTACGTTCATCCAACAATAGTATAATATCTTTCTTATAACGTTCACTGCATTTTGGCAAAAATTCTTTTAAATCTATATATTGTTTAATCTTAATCTCCTCATCATTAGCAATATCTTGTAATAATTTTTTTATTTTCATATCATACTTAGCAACAGAAATTCCATAACTGTCTGTCATTTAATTATATATTGATGATTTTTTTATTACAAAATTATCAAATATTAAAATCAAATATTAAAAATAGAAAAATATAAACATAAAAATATAAACATAAAAATATAAAATTAGAATTATATAATTTATTAAAATTATATAAAAATATTTACATATATTATTTAGAATGAATAAGAATTGGGTAGAGCCTCTATTACAAGAAGACGTTAATCGTTATGTTATGTTTCCAATCAAGGACCAAGACATCTGGAAAATGTATAAAAAACAAGAAGATTTGTTTTGGAGAGCAGAAGAAATTGATCTTTCAAAAGACAATAAAGATTGGGAAACGTTAAATGATGACGAAAAACATTTCATATCTATGATTTTAGCGTTTTTTGCTGCCAGTGACGGAATTGTCTTAGAAAATTTAGGCGTGCGTTTTATGGGCGAAGTTCAATTAAGTGAGGCTCGAGCATTTTACGGGCTACAAATTGCTATGGAAAATATTCACTCTATTACTTATTCCACTTTGATCGATACATATATTAAAGATAAAGAACAAAAGCACAAATTATTTAATGCACTAAATGAATATGAATGCATTAAGAAGAAAGGTCAATGGGCTATAAAGTGGATTAATGATAAAAAATCCAATTTTGCTACTCGCCTTGTTGCGTTTGCTTGCATTGAAGGTATATTTTTCTCAGGTGCATTTTGCGCTATTTATTGGTTGAAAAAGCGCGGACTAATGCCTGGACTAACCTTTTCAAATGAGCTAATTTCGCGCGATGAAGCATTACATACCGAATTTGCTGTATTATTACATAGCAAATTAGAAAAGCCACTTAAAAAGCAAAAAATTCACGAAATCATTAGCGAAGCTGTAGCTATTGAGCTCGAATTCATTAACGATTCGCTTCCGTGCAGATTAATTGGTATGAATCAAGTATTAATGAAACAATATATTGAATTTGTTGCTGACCGGTTAAGTGTTCAGTTAGGAGGTGACAAAATTTATGAAAGCAAAAATCCGTTTGATTGGATGGAAAACATTAGTATTGAAACAAAAACCAACTTTTTCGAAGACCGAGTAAGTGAGTATTCGCTTACAACTAAAAATGCTAAATTAAACACTTTCGAATTTGGTGATGACTTCTAATTTTGCGTTTTTTTCTTTATATTGTTTTTGTTATATGTTTTTTGCTCCTGAACGTTCAGGACCAAAAAATACAATTAAGTATGGGGGCAAAGTGTATATATATTTTGCAACCGTTAGAACAGTCGCAAAATATATTAGAATACAATTAGTAATTACTTTACTAAAACATAATAAGCATTATTAATTAAAGTGTTGTTTTTGATTGCTCTGCTCATTTTAGCCGGAGAGAAATCTTCGTGAATTGCTGCTTTTGCTATTGTGGTCCAATTATTTAATATATTTTTAGTGCTAGCGTCTATTTTTTGAACTTTTTTACCACTAGTCGCAATTTGGTGATCTCTAGCTTCCTGATAATAGTCATTTTTTAGAGTAATACCGTAATAACCCTCATATGTAGCATTTATATTATGTAGGCGAACTGGCCCACCGAGAATATATTGACAATTTTTTAAATAATTTTTAACATCTTTGTCCTCGTTATTATTGATTAATAAACTGTTATTCTTTTTATAATTTATGAATTCTTCTACAATTTTATTAGTTGAAGCGCGACCTTCGGGAGAGAAAATGCAGCTTTCAAAAATAAAATTTTCTATTTCATTTGAACTACTGCTTTTTTTATATACAATGTCTTTTAGCTTTATTCCTTTAAATCCATGAACAACTTGATTCTTATTTTGACCGCTAATGCGACATGCTAAAAATCGTGTTCTCATATATGTATTAAACATGCTAAATACGAGTTTTGTAGGTTTCTCTCTATTATAAATACGAAATTGCCCTACAATAGTTGTTGAAGCTACATCTACCTCTTTATGAAGAAAACAACACTCATCAATAAATTTATCAAACTTATTTTTAAGTTCAACACTTATTATATTAGTTTCATCATTATTTACACTAACTGTTTCATTAACGTTTTCATAATTATTTGTAATAGATGCAAGAACTTGCTCTAATTTTTCATTTTTTTCTATATATTCATTATTAAGGACCTTCAATTTTTCATTTTCATCACTTAATTGCTCTAACGTTGCTTTATATTTTTGATTTTCTTCTACTAAAATATTAAATTTTTCAATACTATATGATTTTTCAGAAATTATATTTTTAATATATCTTGAGAGACAAAGAATTGTAAAGTTGGTTTCATCATATGCTAATATTTCATTTTTATTTTTTCCATCTACTTCAATGGTGCGTAAATGTTTTCTAATTTTAGAGCTTGTTTTAATAGCATTCTCAATTTCTTGCCTATTATGAACTTTGAAAGCATCACGAAGAATAAAATTTTCATAAGTTTTATGGTGGTCTTGTAATCGCACAGAGAGATTATTGCTATGTCCAAATTTTATTAATTTCTCTCCTTCAGCGTTTGAATTATCAATAGTTCCAAAATAAATACATTCACAATTTACAGGAAATTGAGAAACAATTGTTTTTTCAATTGCTTTTAATTTATCTTGAATAGCATTTGTAATAAGATTATCTTTTATTAGTAATTTATTTTTCATTTCTAATGCTTCTTCTTCTAATACTTCATTGATTAATTCTTCTAACTTAATATAGTATTCGTGTATTTCATCTGCTTTTTTTGTTTGTGCCTTTAAACATAATGATTTAAAGGTCTTAATATTTAAAAAAAATTTTTGAATATTGTGACCACCACTGCCTGTGTTTTTTGCTCCTGAACGTTCAGGAGCAAAACTAGTATTAGGTATAACATCGCTAGATTTATAATCTTTATTAATTATAAAATTTTTTTCAAGACATAATTTTGCATTATATTTTTTATTAAATCCTAACCACTTCCAAATATAATCTATATCTACAATAAAATCTGCTGTTTTATCATAATTTAAATAAGTATAAAAGTTAGCTATAAATAATTGTTGCTCCATTTCTGTAAAGTTAGCTTTTACTTTTTCTAATAATTTATTATTATTGTTAGCATTTAGCTTTGTAATAGGGTTATTTGTTATTAAATTAACAATGTCGAGAGAAGTCATTTTTATACTATAATAATGTAATTAGTCTTTAAATCGTTGTTGTTTATATAATTTAGAAACAAAATTATGGAAGCAACTCTTTACCATTTAGTTTTGCGCACATTAATTTTGGGGCCTTTCTTTTTATCTCTCGAATTAGGGTCATACATCTCTTCGTCGTCATCGGAGTCCATATTTTTACTTATTTCCCAGAATTCTTTTGAGCCGAGTTTGAATGTTTTATGATGTTCGGCTTTATACCAGAATATTTGGTCGTGTAATTTATTCGATTTGGCATTATTATTGATCACTAAACACTCATAATTTTCTGTGCACTGATCCATAACCTGGCAAAAACTCTCAAAGGTTGGAAACATACCTGCATAGTTTTCATAAATACGCCGCCTATTTGCTATATATGGCTCACGCAATATAAAAACATAGTCGATATTCGTGCGCAAATTTGGAGGAATACCTAAAGGATATTGCATTGTTATCACCAACATCACTTTCCAGTGCCGACCATTCATAAATAGGAGACGCATCATCTTATCTTTTGTCCAGCTTCCATCATATAAGCAATCATCTAATATAACAAATGCTCGTGGATCAATATTTGATTTTTTATAAGCTTCAATTTCCTTTTTTATCTGCTTCATTACCGTCTTCTGCCTTTTCAAAATATTTTCAATAATGGCAGTATTATATTCATCGTGAATAAATAATTTAGGAACATGCTCAGCATAAAAACCGTTACCTGCTTCTGTTCCGCTGATTACTGTCCCTATTGGAATATCTTGATGGTAATATAGCAAATCTCGCACTAAATAAGTTTTACCAGTGTCACGACGCCCTATTAACACAATAACGGGCCCTTTATTTTCATCTGGTCTAAAACTTATAGATTTAATGTCAAATTTTTTTAATTCTAATGTCATTACTAAACAACTTTATATTTATTAGCTATATTTAATAGTTTGCTATTTAAACTTAATAATTTGCTATTTAAACTTAATAATTTGCTATTTAAACTTAATAATTTGCTATTTAAACTTAATAGTTTGCTATTTAATAGTTTAATATATTTATTTGTGTTATAAATTAAAAAAATAAGTATTTGTTATTTATATTTATTAAATGGAAATAAACTATAGAAAAAATAATAATAAACAGCTTTTTGAGAACTTTAACAATAGTGAGTTATTAGATATAGAAAATTCTCAAAATTATTTTCCATTATACAATAATTTTTTCAACTTAAATAGCTCTAATTATAATGCAATAAATTTGAATAATAAGTATAAATTAGAACAAATTTTAGAAAAAATAAATTATAACAAATTTTTAGCAACAATCACAGATGTATGTAATAATAAATTTAACAAAGAAGTATTTATAAAATACAGTCCTCTTATTGACCCTGTTAAATATATGATAGGAAAATACGAAAATAACTATAATATTTTAGAATTACCTAAATTCATAGATGAGGCAAACTCCGACTATAGTGCTACTTATAAAAAAATATTAGACCCTAATAATTCAGCATATATTGATGGTTTTTTTTCATATTTATCAAGCTGCTTATTAAATAAGTATAATTTTTATAATGGCTTAGACTATTATGGCGCTTTTTTAGGAGTTAAAAATAAATTTAAATATAATGTAACAGAAGATTTAGAATATTTAAATGAGTCGGACTATTTTCATAAGCACAAAAATATTTTGTTCATTTTTGACAATAATGAAAAAATATTTAATTTATTTAACAATACTAAAAAATATAAAAAACCATTAGTATTAAATAAAGAAGGCGACGATTTAAGTATAAGCGAATTAAATATAAGCGAATTAGCTATAAGTGATTTAACTACTCCTAGTGCTAAATCCAATGTTTCAAAGACAATAGAAGAAACTAATTTAGAAAATGAACTTAATATTGAAATTGAAGAGTTGCACATAAGTAGTGATAATCTCGAACTAACCTATGAGAATCTGGATATTTTAGCGAATAAAAAAGTTGTAACAACAACAAATACAGCTACAAATACAAATACAAATACTGGAATAAATACTACAAACAGCTCTGATACGTGTTCATCAAGATCCTCAAATACCAATCTAACTAATTCAACAAATAGCGGTTCAGACGGCGATGATGATGAAAGCAGTGAAGAAAGCTTTGATGATGAGGAAATATTTTGCTCAATCGATAAAATACCTGTTAAAATGATAATATTAGAATGTTGCGAAAACACTTTAGATGATTATATAGTAAATAATAAAATAAAAGACAATGAATGGGAGTCCATAGTTTTACAAATATTATTTACATTAATTACATATCAAAAAGTCTTCGAATTCACGCACAATGATTTGCATACAAATAATATTGTATACATATCTACTCCAAAACACTATTTATATTATAAGTATAACAATTGTCATTATAAAGTTCCTACATTTGGAAAAATATACAAAATAATCGATTTTGGAAGAGCTATTTATAAATTCAAAAATAATTTTATTTGCAGTGATAGTTATTCTGAGTCGGGCGACGCAACATCGCAATACAATTGCGAACCTTATTTAAATAAAGCTAAGCCAATTATTGGACCAAATTATAGCTTCGATTTATGCCGTCTTGGCTGCAGTTTATTCGATTATTTTATTGACGACTTAGATGATATTAGAAAACTTAAATCCCCTATTAAAAAAATTATGATAGAATGGGTTTTTGACGATAACAATAAAAATATACTCTATAAAAATAATGGTTGTGAGAGATATCCCGACTTCAAATTATACAAAATGATTGCACGCTCTGTTCACAAACATACCCCGCAAAATGTATTACTTAAACCAGTCTTTGATAATTATAAAATAGCAAAGAAAAAAATCAACAATGTTCAAGAAATATTTAATATTGATGAACTGCCTATTATGGTTGCTTAATTATAAACAATAAACATTAAACAATAAACAAAAACTATTTAAAGGGTGCTAATAATAATATAAAAAACGTAAAAACGCCGCTATATTATTATTAAAAAAGGATTTAAAGAAAAAAGCACAAATTAAAAGTCGGGGTTGTTTGTAAAAGCGCTTAGACTCTCCTTTGCCCCACCAATAATATGAGTAAATTCTAATTGCTCTAATAAAAACATTGAAATCACACCCGATAAAAATACCACAAGACCATCCTTTGTTATTAGTTTTAAAGATTTATCATCCTTTGTTATATATTTACTATCTATAATCTTAAATACTATAAACATAATACTTATCGATAATGTTGGTATTATAAAATTCATTTATTTTTATAATTATATATATAAATGAATTTCATAAATATAACGAATTAATTTGGAATTATTTAATGGAATTATTTAATGGAATTATTTAATGGAATTATTTAATGTAATTCTTCTATATCCAATTCAATATTATCACTAATAGTTCCTTCATTTAAATCTAATAACTCTAAATTTAATTCGTCAGGGTCTTCGCCTAAATTATGGACATCCAGCTCAAATGATGGTTTACTTTGCTTATCTATGTTTAGCTTGTAATTATTTTCTGATTTTGTATCATTGTCGTCATCCGATTCATAATCTGGTTTACTTTCCATATTACGAGATTTATCATTTTCATCATCTGAAATATTGTTGTCACTTTCCAATTTATTACTCAATTTAAGATCACCTCCTATTTTTTTAGTATTTTTATTAGTCTCCACAACATTAGTTTCATTCATCTCTTTATTTGCATTCAAAATAGTATTTTTCAAATTAATCTTGCTCTCAGCTCTCAATTTATCCGCCGTCTCTTGCTTGATTTTATCAAGCTCCTTCTTCTCTTTTGCCTTCTTATTTTTTTCAATTGCTTCCTTATCAGGTATTACTTCCTTCTTTTCCTCTATTTCAACATCCGTTTCTAAAGTTTCATCCAAATACATTTGTAATATATGTTCAATTGGTATACTCTCCCTTATTGTATTCAATATACACTCCTTAATTATTAATTCTAACTCCCTATTGTTTTTTTGCACTAAAAGCGGCTTTATATTCTTTTCAAATAAATATATATTCACATATATTTTGCGCGCTACATTTATATAAGTTTTATGTATAAATTTGTGCAAATCGGGTATATCTATATTTATTTTTTTTTGCTTTAAACCTACGCGTGTCGAGGTTAGTGACTTCAATTGTGTAATATGAACACACGTTATTAAATCTTCTAAATAATTACAGGCACTCGATGTAATTATACGCTGCTTCTCGTTTTCGACAATTTCTGCACTCCATTTTGGAATATTGTTTAAAAAATTTTGAAATGTCATTAAATATTTAGTTTCTTCGCCGTTTTCTAAACATACATCATAGGCTTCTGTAAAAATTGACCGTAAACCCTCAATTATACACGGAGTTAATGTATTAGTTAATCGTGCACACCACTCATTTTTAGACTCAATTATTGTTGAAAGATTAAAATCGTCCATTTTTATATATTTAAAAATTTATTTTAAATATATTATTTTAACTAAAAATATATTATTTTAACTAAAAATATATTATTTTAACTAAAAATATATTATTTTAACTAAAAATATATTATTTTTACTTAAAATAATATATTAGTTGGCATTTAATATTGAAAAATCAATATTACAATTATTGCTATAAAAATATAATACAATGTATATTAAATACTCTTCCACACGTATTTCTCTCTTATATATGTTAAAAAAAAACAGAAATTTATAGTAATCTGTCTTAAAATTAGATTTAATAGTAAAATAATCTAATAAATTATTAGCACTTATGCCTTTATTATATATTAATGAACTATATTCCAATAATAAAATATTTTTCTCATAATCATTAGAGTTGTCATTCTTTAATGCTTCGAGCTTAACATCCAAATTTTTAATAATTAATAGTACTTTATTATTGATTTTATTACCATTATTTGCACTATTTGCACTATTTGCATAATTCATATTTTTTTCATTACAATATATTTCGCTAAATCTTGATAATATAGGTTTTATTATTTTGGATTTATTTGCAGTTACAATAAAAAATTTAGTATGATTATATATTTCTATTGATCTACGTAAGGCAGATTGAGCATCAAGCGTTAAACTGTCGGCGTTTAATAAAATTATTGATTTGAAATTTGTAATATTTTTATGAGTAATTGTATTGGCAAAAAATCTCAAATTCTCTCTAATAAATTTAATGTTACCTTTTCCTAAGCTACAATTTAAAATTAACGTATTATTTTCTATATTTTCATTTGACTTATATATATAAATTAATAATTCTTCAAGTAACGTTTTCTTACCTACTAAATTATTTCCATATAATAACAAATTAGGTAAACTGTCATTATCATATAAATCTCTCAATTTTTGTAACATTATTTAAATATTTAAAAAATATTTAAATCAAAATATACTATTTAACATATATATACACTATTTAACATATATATACACTATTTAACATATATATACACTATTTAACATATATATATATTATGCTCAATCTTATTTTATATGTTTGTAGGCTTTTACATCTCTCAAATAAATTATTAACTATTAATACTTATAAAATAACTCAAGTTATAACTAAAGAGCTGTTTTATAATAATAATAATAATAATAATAATAATATAATTATTAATTATGAAAGTCGCATCAAATCAAGAGAGCGTATTATAAAAAAAATACAAAAGTATAAGGTTCCATACGACATATACGGCCTAAGAATTATTTATAATGATACTAATAATATTTATAATACTCAATATGCATATACTATTAAAAATATATTAACCTCCAATTTTAATACATTAGATTTTCTATACGATGATTATATTGCTAATCCAAAAATAAATAACTATCAAAGCCTACACATATATGTATTGACTAATATTTTAATGGAAATTCAAATAAGAAATAACTTAATGCATACTATAGCTATTAATGGTTCAGCTTCGAATTATTATTAATTAATTTATTAATGAATTACTTAATCAATTAATTACTTAATCAATTAATTTATATAATATATATATATATATATATAGTTTAGGATTACATGTCCGATCTCATATTTAACAGTAGCACAGATAACTATATTTATACAGGTTCAAGACTGCGCGCGCCACCACAAACAACATTACGATTGTCTACAGCTGAGAACGAGGCATATATTGATCTAAGTAGTAACAGCATTGTGGATATTAGTGCTTCCAGTGTGAAAATTAATACATCCAATTTCTCTATTACAGGAGGAGGCGGTTTTAATGTTGGAGGAGGATTACTAACTATTGAATCTGGATTACAGATTGGGTCAGGACTTTATGGCGGTAAAATATATAAATCAACTAATCCTTATGAAATTGTTATTGACCCGTTCGGTCTCGATCCTTCAACTAATATATTAGACGCATCGGGACAAGTCACCATTATGGGAGATTTATTTGTTCAGGGTAATACAACTACAATTAGGTCAAGTTACATTGATGTTTCAGCTGTAAAATTAACTATTGCATCAGGAGGCACTACAGGAAACATTGACGGTGCTGGTATAGAATTAGGCAAAGATGGATACGCATCTATGTTGTGGGATACTAATGCAAAGAGTTGGATTTTTAATAAGACTATAACTATTAATCCAAATTTAGATAATAGTAACAGCTTGATACTCGGCAGTGGCATTGTGACAAGTAATAACAATGCTAAAATAACCAATACTTTTAGCGCATTTACAGTTTTAAAAGAAGGACTTTTATCCAATGTTGGAACCAGTTATAGAAATATTTGGACAGATGCTAGTGGTTGGACACTACTACATCCTTTGTCATCGCAATATTCATATACTAAGATTGAAGCAAGAATTGCTTATACTTCCTCTTCAGAAGCAGAACATACTTTAAGTTTTAGAATGCTTAAATATAGTCCATTAACATCATTATATTCGATTGAGCTATTTACTGATTTAAGTCTTGGGTCAAATATGGGTGTTTCAATTAATAATGTACATTCTATTTTATATTATGATACTACCACTAATACAGTGCCAAGTGTAGAATATAAACTACAGTTTATGAGAAATTGTCCTACAAATTCTACAATTTCAATTTCATTTGGTATTCAAGAATCTTCTGGTAATTTTATATCAGTTCAAGAATTATATAGACCTCTTGCATAATATACAATAAAATAAAATAATATACTCTATTTACTATATATATATATGTTACATCTAGTTTTCTTAGTATGCAACTTTTTAAATCTCTCAAATTATTTATTAACTAGTAATAGCAATACTATAATTCATGCTATTACTAAAGAACTGGATAATAATATTAATAACAATAATAACAATATTAATAATAATAATAATAACATTATTATTAATTATGAAAGTCGCATAAAATCAGGAGCGCGTATTATTTTTATATGTTATAAAAATATTAATTTAATTAATTTAATTAAATTAATTTAATTAATTTATAATTTATAATATTTTTATATGTTATAAAAATATGCCCGATCTAATTTTTAATCGTTCAACTGATAATTATGTATTTACAGGTTCTAGACTACGTGCAGGTACTAACAATATTGATGCTAGATTAAGATTGTCTAGTGCTAACAATGAAGCAGTAATTGATTTATGCAATAATAGCAATGTTGATATAAGTGCTGCAGCAGTATATATTAATGGATTAAAAGTTGTCACTACTTCAAGTGGTGATGCAACATCACTTACAGCATTACAACTTGCCGAAAATTTAGATGTTAGTGGAATAATAAGATCAGATGGTGGAATTCAAATCGGTTCAGGATATTATGGCGGTACTATTACAAAATCTAGCAATATGCATGAAATTATTATTGATCCGTTTGGCATTGATGGCTCAAATAGCTCTACACAAGATGCCTCCGGAACAGTTGTAATTATGGGCGATTTAGTTGTTCGCGGTAATACCACAACAATTTACTCTACTAATGTAGACATTAGTGATGTATTATTAACTCTTGCGTCTGGATCAACAACTGCATTAAAGTCTAATAATGCGGGTATTCAGTTAGGCGACGGTTACGCATCGTTGTTATATGATAGTGCTCTTGATGTATGGAAAACAAATATTGGACTAAATATTAGCGGTGGTGTTAATTATAGTGGAAATGTACTACCATTAAATAATTCTTCGCGACTACCTGTTACAGCTAACACTTTCACTGTTTTAAATGAATTAACTGGTTATAATGTCGTAACACAAGACCTATTATACGGTGATGTAAGCGCTAATATATGGATGGATGCAAGTGGTTATATTAATGCCGTACAAGTATTAAGTAATAACTCATTTATGAAAATAGAAGTAAAAGTAGCCTTCACTGCTTCACCTGAAGCCGATCAAACTTTGGGTTTTAGAGTATTAAGGGCTATTGATGGTGCAGGAGATAGTTATTCTGAAACACCTGTATTTTCTGATATAAGTTTTGGTACAAGTATGGGTGTCACATTAAACGGGATATATTACGGTTCATTTTATGATCATCTGGCACCTCTTACATTAACTAACAATGTAGTATATTATAAACTACAATTTAGAAGGGATTGTCCTCAAAACGATACCATTTCAACACCATTTGGTATTAGAGGGGCTACTAGCAATTACTTTGCAATACAAGAACTTTACAGACCTGCACCTTAAAAAAACAAGTTAAAGTTTTACAAATATTTAAAAAATTAATAACATTAAATTTATAATATTAATTTTTTGTTTTTATTAAACACATTATAATATATAATATATAATATATAATATATAATATATAATATATAATATATAATATATAATATATAATATATAATATATAATATATATATTACAATTTTATGACAACAAGTAACATTACTTCCGGAACATATTTTATAGGTAAAACTTTAATTATTGGTTCAACAGGTACTAGTGACACTGACTATGCAGGAGTTGTTGAATTTAATAATAATACAACAAACACTTATTTAAGCGTTATATTTTCTGCTACAAATAAACAACCTTGGTTTACTTTTAGACCTCTTGGTCAGACATATACTGAACCTGTAATGGATTGGATTTCATATATTAATGTATATTATATATATGTATTTAGTTTTGTATCAGATATTCAAGTTAAATATAATATTTATGAATATAATGGCGCTTCTACTATTATTAGTAAAGGTACTATAGGTACATATACTGCCGCTAGCGCTTTTTTACAAAATTTAACTCAGTTTTGGTTAGGAAGAAATGTATATTATAATGATTTTTATAGCGGTACATATTCTAAAGTAGCATTATATAATGGTGATTTATTTGCTCTAAGTGAAGCAAATATACTTTCAACTCTATTAACTGTAGTAACCTCCACACAAACAAATATTATTAATAATTCTACTACATATACATTTAGATCGTTAGGAACTAATTTTTTAGGTGTAGTTGTTAATATATTAAATTATAATACTACAACAGGATCTAATGTAACAACTTCAGCTATTACATTAAATGGAACTGGTACTACATCTGGTGGTTATTTAAATATAATAGGTTCATATTTAGAACCACCACCAAGTATACCTACAAATATACCTACAAGTGAATTAGGTTCAATATATGCAACAACTATTTCATCTGAAAAATATATTATTATTGCTAGCCAAAATATAGAATTAAGTGGAAATGTTATTATAAAAAATGACGCTACTCTTTCTAGTGGTTTATTAAACACTAATTCGCTAGTTCCTAATATACCCAATAGTGCAAGTTTAGGAAGCATTGACAAAATATGGAGCAACGCATATATAAACGATGCAAGTATAAATAACAATTTACAAGTAACAGGAAATGTATATATTAATGGAAATTTAGAAGCATCAAATATATATACTAAAAGTCAATTTGACAATTCATTTCAAAATGTATATACTATAGCCGAATTTGACAATTCATATTCTAATGTATATACACGAGGTTACATTGATCAATCATTTGCTAATATATATACACGAGGACATATTGATCAATCATTTCAAAATGTATATACTAGAGGATATATTGATCAATCATTTGCAAATGTATATACTAGAGAACTAATTGATCAATCATTTGCAAATGTATATGCTATAGATCACATTGATAGTTCATTTGCTAATGTATACACAATAAGTCATATTGATACTTCATTTGCTAATGTATATACTATAGATGAATTTGATAATTCATATGCAAATGTATATACAATAGGACATATTGATCAATCATTTGCTAATGTATATACTAGAGGACGCATTGATCAATCATTTGCTAATGTATATACTAGAATACAAGTAGATAATTCATTTGTAACCAAGAGTTTATTTGAATTATCGTATAATGCATTAGTAGCAATTCGCGGAAGTGGAAGTGGAAGTGGAAGTGCAAGTGGAGGAGCTTCCGTTAACTCTAACATAATTCCTTCTTCAACAAATACTTATAATTTAGGTAGCACTTCTAAATATTGGAATAATGCATATATTAACAATTTAAGACTATCTAATAGAGGTTATCAAGAAATTAGTGGAGATATAAGTTGGAGCGCAGTTAATGGTTATTATGGATTGGCAAAAGATGC